GATAGTTGTTGTAGTAACACCTGAATCCATATGGAAACCATCAGTCTTACCAGTCCAAGCATCTTGTCCTTTGTAATTAAAGAAGTCTTGATCAATACCTATTGAAGTACTAAGACCTAAATAAGATTTTCTTTTCTTTTCTGTATCTGTATAAGATGTTTTATATTCAATTTTTGGTGCAACACCGTCTACATTGTCACCTTCATAATCTCTTACTACAACACCTTCAAATCCTGCTGGATAAGCATCTGTAGGATATATTTTTGATAATTCAACCATTATATATTTACTCTTTAATACAAACTCACTATCTGAAGTACCAATCTTCCTACCAATAAATCCACTGTCTGTTGGGTTCATTGAAAGTTTAGAGAACTTTTCAACAATAGTTGGTTTAGAATCGTTGTCATAAAATTTTCTAACAATTAAGTCGAAAGTTTTTTCATCTGGTTTAATATTAATGATTGAAATTTTAATATCTTTGTTTGCTGCGTTTCCATCAGAAATAGTAATTAACCTAAATAACCTTTCTAATTTACCACCTCTTAATTCAGATAAAACATATGGTGATGCTGCTGATTGATATTCCTCACTATAATCATTTAATGAACCAGACATCTGAACTATAGTAGAGTTAATACCTCTTACTTTTCCAGCGGCATTTAAGTCATCCAAACTATTTTGGTAAATTTCTTCAACAAATAACTCACCATCTTTATCTTGTGGTGAAACACCCAATACTCTTGTTATATAATTCTTCTTTGTAGTATCTAAAGATATGTTATATATGAAAGATTCACTATCTTTGTTTGTACCTGTAATAGAGAAATTAGATAATGGATCAGAACTATCTACAATTGTAGAGATATTAACCGATGTTGATGCAGTAACATCAAACTCCATTAATTCATCTGAATTAACTGACCCTCTACTTCTTAAAGTAGCAACAACTCTATCTTCAATATCACTATAAGATGTTCCTGTATATGTAACAACAGTTCCTGAAGTCACACCAGTTACAATTGAACCACCAGAAGTTGTTCCTCTCTCAGTAACCTCCATATCAAAAGTAGCACCACTGAAACTATTTCCAGTTTTAACATACTTAGGTGAAGTTATTGAAATAGTACCACCATCTGCAACATTACCTAAATTAGTAAAGCTACTAGTAATTTCTCCAGCACCATATAAAGCTTCTAAATTTGCATCACCCCATACTAAAGTAGTAGGTGTCCCTGCAGTAGATGCTGAATAAGTTAATAATGTTACTACTGAAGAAGTAGTTGTTGTTGCAGTAGTAGAAGAATCTACATCTGCATCAATAGTTAACGACCAAGCCGCACCTGCTTTATAACCAGATAACCCTAATACCCTTGACACATACAATTGATTTGTTTGTGATAAGAATGATTTAGATATATAATTTAATTCATATTTCTGAAATCCAGTTCCTTCAAATTTCTCACTATTTAACCCACCAAAGTATCTTTGGAACTCATCATAGTTTGAAATAAATACTGGATCAAATGCTGGACCTTTAGGGGTTTCTCCCACTAAACCTAATGTGGTAACTCCAACTTGTCTTGTTACAAACGTTAAGTCTTTTTCTGAGGTGAATACACCTGGACTTACAAATATTCTGTCTGTTGATGCCATTTAATTTAATTTTTATTTTGTTTTATTATAATATTCTTTCCATTATAAATATATTGGTTTTTACCAAAGTTTCTCAAATGAATGTATTATATTCACATTTAGTGTGAAAAAAAACATACTTTTGTCATACTTATATTAAAATGTCTATGAAAAGGACTAAAAATCTAAAGATTACACCATCTACACATGAACTACTAAAAAAGTATTGTGATGAGCATGGACTAAAGATGTTTGCTTTTGTAGAGAAAATTATCAAAGAAAAGTGTGATAAACCTAAAGACATGTATGGAGAGTAATTACACTCTCCACTTTTATATCTTTTTTATATTTTAATCAAACGTTGCCCATTTAGTAACCCTTATAACTAATGGATCACCAGAAGGCCCTTTAGTTATGTTTACTTCCCAATAAGGGTAAGTAGAATCACTAGGTGCGAATATTCTTATTTGCATTGTGTCATCATCACCGAAGTTACCATTTAACGGAGTTTGTCCAGAAGCTATGTTTAATGATGCGCTACCAGCAGATGTATCACTAGGTGACCACCAACCAAACTGTACATTACCACTACTAGGGTTAGTAAGTACTTTTACTTCTATGTCATCTGTAGCAGCATCGTCTAAATGTATTTCTATATTACCATCGTCATATAATTCCTGGTCTGGTGTTGCGTTAAACATTTTAACTGTAGTTACACCATCATTTGATGCGGTTGCTTCAACAACATTACCACTAGAATCTACAGCTAAGTTTTTAACTGGTGTTCCTGTATTAACAGTACCAATATTAAGTGTACCACTCATTACTGTATTACCACTAACATCTAATGCTTCGGTAGGTGAAGTTTTTCCTATACCAACATTACCACCAGTATCATTTAATATTAAATTACCACCAGTAGCAAAATCATTTGCCCTTATAGTCATTTCATAAGGACTTGATGTATTTTTTATTATTCTACCAGTCCTTGCATTAGTACCAGCAGTTCCACCAATTAAAAATGATATATTACCTGAGTTTAAATCATTTCCAGTTGATACGTGTAGTTTTTCCTGTGGTATAGCTGTTCCAATACCAACATCACCTGTAATACTAACATCACCAGTAAAATCATGATTTCCATCTGCATCAGTAGCATATCTTGTTACTAAAGTAGTTGATCCATTTGCAACGGTTTGTATAACAAATCTTGTTCCATAATTAGACCCTTCTGTATAATTTTCTGTTGCTGCAAATGATATATTACCACCTTGTCTGAAACCAGTTCCAGAGTGACCATAGGCTGAAATTGTTGCAACATTATTTCCATTCAATGTAGCTGTTGGTGTTGTCCTATCACCGTTTGCGGCACCAAGAACAATTTCACCTCTGTGACCAGCACCGTACCCATATAAGAAAAGATTCGCGTCATCAGTTTCATTGTAAACCCTTACCCAATCAGCACGAACTTCTGTTAAATTATTATCGGAGTCTGTCACTTCAATTTGTGCTGTGTTCCAAGTAAGTCCGGTATCACCTTCTAATGTACCATCACCAGTCCACACACCTATTTGATTATTTACAGGTGTACCAACCTTAGATACATCACCTAATCCATTACCTGTTATAGTACCATCTTCATCTACCTGAAATATACTAGAACCAGAACCGTTTTCTACTAAAAAAGTAGTTGTATCACTTGCATTACCTTTAACTTGTAGGTTTGCAGTTGGTGCACTATATGTATTACCTAAGTTTACACCTAATTTAGTTCTACTAGCTGTTGCAAACTCACCATGTAATAAAATTCGACCAGATCTACCTAAAGCTAATGAACTTGCTTGTGTTGTTGCTAAATCACCAATTGCAATTTGATATGAGCTTGTATTAAGTCCATTGGCATTACGTCCTATAAATATATTACGCGTACCTGATGTAATACTAGAACCTGCTGAGTTTCCAATTGCGATATTACCTAATCCCGTAGCACCTAGTAAAGCACTAGACCCAATAGCTATTGAAGTACTAGCACCACCACTATTACCCATAGCATTATGTCCAATAACAACATTATAACTACCATTTACAAAACTTTGTGCTGCATCTGAACCAACAAAAACACTATGTGTTCCTGTCCATAAAGTGGCAGCATCTACACCTAAAGCTGTATTAAAACTATCTGATGTAGTTACGGATGCTAAAGCCCCACTACCTATACCAATTTGACTAGTGGCTAATGTGCGAGCATCTGATAACCCATTAATTTCTGATGCCCCAGTGGTTCCACTAACAATATTACCACTAGCGTCTACTCCTAAGTTTGTAACTGGAGTTGCCGCACCGACAGAATTTAATTGTAATACACCACCTAAGTAGTTTTTCTCAGACCCTGATTGATAGATACCATATTTAGTTCCTGATACTACACCACCACCTGTAAATCCACCAATTTTTATTGCATAAGCATTTCCACTTACCGCATTATTTATATCAAATTTATCAAAATTAATT